TTATCAACTTGTAGATCGCCTGTTACAAGTACATTACCTGTTACATCTAATTCTTTTCCACTAGCTGCTGCTCCACCAATACCAACACCTGCTGTAGATAAATATAGAATACTATTATTACCTGATCCATCAGTTATTTGTTGTGCAGTAGAGCTTAAAACAGTACTACCTGTTGTTTTTAATAAGCCTACATAAGTTACCGATATTTGAGTATTAGTTAATGCTGCCATTTACAATTTTTTTTAAATAAACAATTAGTTTCTCAACGTTTTTGTTTTTAGGTTTACTTTTTCTTTTTTTCATAATACCCAGCCATTAAATAAAGCATCTTTGTCAGGGTCAATATCTTCGTTTGAATTACTTGTGTATTCAGGGAATAAAGATTGATTAAAACTCATATAGTCAATAAATCTTCTTGTATAGTATTCTGCTATATCTCTTTCTTTTTCAACTAAAAAATCTACTTCATTTTTAGAAACACTTTCTGCATTTTCGCTAATATGTTTAAATACTCCACCATTTTTGATCTGGTATGCTGCAAAAGGTAAATAATCTACCATTGCGAAATGAATCAGCATTGGCTGTATATAGGTTGTAACAAGTGTTAAATAATTACCTGTTAAACTTGCACCACCAGTTCCTGCAATATCAGTACTTATTTTATTATAAAGATCAGTACCTAGATAGTTTCTAATATGTATCTCCTGTGCTATTTTAACAAACTGTATAAACTTGTCTGTATCAACGTTTCCATCTAAAATAGAATTTTGTACTAATTGCTTTCGTGTTATAAATAATGCTGTTGCCATATCTTAATCTTTTCTCCAATAATTATTTCTTGCTGATGCTATTTGTGCTACTTCAGGTGCATTAACTTGAAATCTCGCATCTTTCTTTTTATTTTGTGGTAATGCACTTATAATTTTTCTTGCTTTACCTACTGATATTTTTTTATTATCTTTTTTAAGATATATTCTCCGCATCCAATAATGAGAACAATTAACACCACCTTTGTATAACCAAATGTTATAACCCTCTCCTTTTGCATCTGCTGGACTTAAATCTACATTAGCTTTACTAATTTTATTTAAATCTTCCATACGATAAACCTTATTAGCAGCCATCATTTTATAACAAAAATCTCTTGATTTACCCTCTGTTGATCTACCTGCTGTATAAACATATCTAATCCTAAAAACACTTGTATCTTGTATGCTTTTTTTTCTTGCATCTCCTGTAACAACACTGGCAAATTCAAAATAGTTTTTTATTTCACTTTCATCTTCAAATGCTGGTCTTTCGTCTATTAATTCCCATTCATTACCAATATCTTCTCCTTTTTCAATTATATCGTCAGCAATATCATTCATAGTTTCACTACTAAGATGAACATTACTTTTTAACTTTTGTTTTATACCTGTTTCTTCTTCTTTTGTTTCTTTATCATCTACGTTGTCTAATTCTGTAAATTCAAGTGGTTGAAGCGTTTTAAAGTATAAATTAAGGCTTATATTGTTATAAGCTAATATCTTATCAAAACTGTCTATTAAAAGTGTCTGAAAAGGTCTTATAACTGTGTTATCCATTAATATAGAAGCAGTTTTTAATTCATCTGCATTATTACCTAATCCTGTTTGATCTTTTATACCTAAAAGCATAGGACTTACAACTCTGTGGCTGACCATTATTTTTTTAGTACTCTCATCACTTAAAAATTGATATTGATTGTGTGCATCACTTAATTGAACAGGATCAATATTAGCTTGGCTTTCAGCATTATCGTTAAATGCTAAAATAAATTTACCTGCATTACTACTGCCACTAAATTTTTGATATATTCTTTGCTCAATTAATTCTCTTTCTTCTTCTGCTGGTACACCATTGTTAAAATTAATTAACATAGATGGTGCTAAACCATTCATAATATTATTAAGATGATAATTCGACACTTCTTCTTCTAGTTCACAATATTGTAATCCACCTTGGTAATCCACAGGGCTATAATAAAAAAATCCTGCTCTATAAGGTTTAATATACATTATCTCTAAATTTTGCTTACTATAACCAAAAGCTGGTATCTTTTTTAGTTTAGTATTAGGTTTTACTTTCTCCCAATCATTTGCATAGTAATATGCTTTTATCTCGCCATCTTCACTTTTTTCAGCTCTTAATGTTTCAACAGGCATATGTTCAAGTCTTGCTATTTTTGATCTGTCTTGTGAATATATTACTTGAACTGCGCATTGACCCATTAATTTTAAATCATAACAAAGTTTTCTAACACAATCATTATGAAATAAAACTTTCATTTGCGCATACTCGTTTGGTTTTCTATTACTATCAGTAGCATCTAAACCCTTACCATATATCATCTCGCTTACACCATTTATTATAGCGTTATTTGTTGGACTGCCATTATATCTGTCTATTAAAAACTGAAAATACATATTATCCTCGCCATATTGTATATACTCTTTATTATTAATTTCTTTAATAACAGGACTTGTATATGTACTTAAATTAACTATCCTTAAATCACTCATATTATTATATAATCGTTATCATTCATAGCTGCTTGGCTATCTGTTGTATACTCGCCATTATTGATGTCATAATAGTCGTTGTTTGCTTGATTAATTGTTTGAGTTGTAACAAATATTTTGTCTTTATATAAAAGTGTTGTATTTGCACCATAAACAGTTAAATCATAAAATCTACCCTCTTTTAAAATTGTGTTACTATCACTATCAACATATCCACTACCTTGATTTATTATACTCATATAATTATTTGCTGAAAAGCTGGTATTAATATTTGTATAAGTGTAACTTTTATTTGTGCTGTTATCTCTAACAACAATATTATTTACTGAATTAAAAAGTCTTGGTATAACTTTTAAAGTTTGACCAGTTGCACTTGTTGTCATAATCTTCATATTTATATAACAAAGTAAATTAAAATATTTGTAAAAAAAAAGAGGGCATATAACCCTCTCTTTAATTTAAAACCATAACTTCTCTTAGTTTGGTGCAATCGGTGAACTAGCATCATCACTCGGTGCTGCTGCACAGAAGAATGGTGGTGCTGTTTCTTGAGCATTTATTACTAACGTAAATCCTGATAAATCTCCCATAGCTGCGCCTGAGACTACTGTACCCCCACTAACTTCGCATCCGTGTTCTTTCCCTAATAAGAAAGCATTACCATTATAATCAACAACAACAACTTGAGGTCTACCGTGAGCAATTAATTTAATTTGCTCTTGTGTAGCTTTATCTAAAAATTGTAATGTAAGATTAAGTGTGCTTTCATAAAAAGTTGTACCATTTTCTCTTGAAGAATTTATGGCTGTTTCTAAAGATGAATTACCTTTTAAATCATATCTAAAAAAATCAACTGAGCCATCTAAAGTAACTGATCCATCGCCAGCGACAGTTAAATCTCTTGTTGCAGTAGAGTAATTGGAAAAGAAAACATATCTTAATCCACCTACACCTGATTTACAAGGTAAACTTCTTCCATTTGTTATATTACAAGCCATATTTTTATTTTTTATAAAAAAAGGTAAGTAGGCTTTTACCCACCTACCTCTTTTATGTTAAACAATTATTAAGAATATAAAACGATATCTGCTCCGATTCCGTGTTGTACTCCAGCACTTCCTCTTAAAACAATTCTAACGTTTTGACTTCCATCAATGTCAGCCATATCAATTAACTTAACTTCTTGCCAGTCATTTAAAAGACCTGTTCCGAAGAATAAGTTAGATGATTCAGCAGCAACCATTTTATTAGCACCTAAACCTGGAGCAGTAAATAATGGAATACCTTGAAAATTCATTTCTGTTTTACCAACGTTGTAAAGTTCTCTATATCCTAAAGCAGCTTGTGCTTGAATATAAAACTTAGCTGCACTTGTTGGTATGTAAATTTTAACATCTTCTTTTGAATAAACTGCACTTGGAATTGCATCAACTACTTTTCCTAATTCTGCAATTATGTTAGCAGCTGAAAGTGTAGTACCTGCAACATCAACAACGTCTCCGTCTGCTGCAAGTAATGCTTGAAATCCATTAAACTCACCTGCATTTGCAGTTGCGCCTTGCCAAATGTTTTGCTCAGTTTTTTGAGCAACTTTAGCTGCAACTTGTGCAATTAAGAAATCAGAGAATTTTTTAGGGAGATTGTCAAATTGACTAAAGCCCATAGACTGTGCATCCCAATCTTGTCTGAAATCTTTTTTACAAAGTTGTAAGTTTACTTGAAACTCCTCAGGTTGTAAAATTCTTTCTGTTAATGTTACGTTTGAAGTTGGATCAAAGTCACAAGAAGCATCTTTTAAAATACTATCTAGTGCAAGTTTTTTGATAACTTCTTTATATTTAATATTAGGTTTAATTGAAACCCCTCCTTGTGATAACGTTACACCACTTAGTAAAGCTGCTGCTATATACTCACCAGCAAATTCGCCAGCATAAGTAGTAGTTATCGATGTTGTAGTCGCCATATCTTTTTCTTTTTTTTATTTAATTATTATAATTCGCCAACTGATATTGAAGAAGCTGCATTACCATTTCCTTGTAGAAAATAGTTTGTGCCATCTGAATGTATTTCGATATAATCTCCGATACTTTCAGCATCATCTTCAAACGTTACTCTATCTACTGCATCAGCTTCAACGATTGCTCCATTTACAATTACCCCGCCATTGATAATATCTCTATTATCAGCTGGAGTTTGTACTACGAAGTCAGTTGAAAAAGCTGCTACAACAATAAATTTTGCTTTCCACCCAGCACTTGGTGCAGGTAAGGTTATTGTATAACCTGTTCCAGAGATTTTAAAAATTTTCCCTGAGTCTGATAGATTTAATGAGCCTGTTGCTGAGACTAGTTCATAGTCATCAAAAATTCTCATTACATCATCACTTACGTGTTCTAATACTGCCATAATTACTTACTTTTTTATTAATTTATTTATTTATTATAGTTTCCATCACTCTATCAAGAGTTGATTTTTTTCTGTTATCTGCAAACTTAAACCTAACATCAGTCTTTTCTTCTTCAGGACTATGTTTGATAGGCTCAGTTGCAGGTGTTTTACTCATTTCTACTGCAACTTCAGTAGCAACTTGCGAAGCCATTTCTTCCTTTTCTTTGTCTTTATGATTCATCATATCTTCAATAGATTTTTTAAGGTCGTCCATTTCTTTACGAAATTCTTCTCTAGTTACATACTCCATTTCTTCTTCTTCCTTATCTTCTACTTCTTCTTCTACTACTTCTTCTTCTTCTTTATAAGACTCATTTAATTCAGAAATAATGCCCTCCTCATTTACTTCTAATCCTCTACCATCTTCTAACTGGTATTTACCAATAGGTAGTGGAATTTTTTGATCTTCTGATAAAATAAAAACTTCTTTACCAGTTTCAAATGATTCTGCTTCTAAAACAGTACCATTTTCTAAATTTAATTTTTCTAGCTGTATATCTTCCATACCTAGTAAATTTTTAATTTGAGACAATAATTCTTGTGATTTCATACTCTATTAACAAAGAGCATAAATATATTTGCATTTAAGGATTTTTTATCCTGTTGTTGATCCAATGCCTTGAGCCCTGAGTGATCCATCACAACAGTCTATATGATAGGTGTTTTTATCCCAACATAGACAAGCTCTACGACCACCTCTTGGACTAGCGTGTTTACCATAAGATAAATCAATGTATTTATTTTGATTATTACTTTTGCTAAAGAATTTCATTACTTAATTTTTTGACAATTAGGCACTCTTTTACCTGTGCTTCCAATTTTCCAGCCTTTCTGTTCGTAGCCGTCCCAACAAGGGCTTTTGGTATTTTTCCCTGCTTCGATAGAATGTTGCTCACAAGGCATATACCATACTTTATCTTCTAATTCGTGTTCGTGTATTCCATCACAACCAATATCAGCTGCGATTTCTTCAGCTTTTTCTTTTGATGAATAAGCTAACCTATCCATAATAATAGCAAAGTCATCATTAATAACTTGGCTTTCTAATTCAAGTTCTCCTAACTTTTTTAATTTATTTTTAGCCCAGCTTTTTGCTGACTTACCACCCCATAGTAAATATGATATAGTACCACAAGCCTGTGTATCTGATGAATCGTAATAAGTCTCTGCTCTACTTAAATAACTATAAAGCCTTTTGATCGTTGATACTGAAAGTTTTTCTTTTGCTACTAATTGTCTTGCACGATTTTTGCCTACCAAAGTAGCGCATTTGTTATTTACTTTTTTGTTTAACTCAATACCTCTTTTCGCATTATTAACTACTGAGCTTGGGTAATCATTATAACTTTCAAGTGTAATTTTTTCGCTAAATAATTTTTTAACTGCTTCTAATATTTCTTCACTCTCTTGTTGAGCAAGGTCTTTAATAGTTGGGTCTTTCGGTCTTTCCATTTTATCAGCAAAGTAACCCTCTACTGAAAACCCTTTTACTTTACCTGTTTTTACATACTCATTCCACACTTCATCATTATTTACTTTTATTGCACCCATCCAAGTTCCGACAGGAACATTCATACCATACTTTCTTGATTTATCGTGTACCTCATCTTCTACTAACCAACTTTCAACTAATGTTAACCCTTTTATACTATGTTGATGTTCTAGCGTTGATTTACCTTGATTACCTTTCATTAAAAAACCCTCACTAGCTTTTCTAACTGTTTCACGTGAAAAGTATATATAGTATTCATCATCTTCGTTTTTTCTATATATAGGTTTGTTTGGAATTAACAATGGACCTAGTAATATCTTTTTTTCTTTATCTAATTCTGCTAATTTTATTTCTTGTTGATCTTTAAGTGCTATAAAATCTTCTTCTATTGCTGGGTTTTCTACAACAGATATTGCTTCAATACCTGCTAATTCATCTAATTCATCTATTATTAATTCTACGATTCTCATAACTATATAACATTTATTTAATTAATTTTTGCTAACCTATACTGCTTTCTTTAATTATATTTCTTTCTAGCCCTTGTGCTGTTGTTACATCTCCAGCAACTACATAGGTTTGTATTGGTTTATTGGTTTGTGCTGATATTGTTTGCGCTAATTGATTTGAACTATCTGCACCTACGATATTAAAACTTGGTGCTGCTGATTGTATTGATGGTGCTGATGCCCTTATACCACCACCTGCTGCGCCACCTGATCCACTTGTATCAACACTTTTAATTTGTCTTACTGCTGCTAATCCAGAAGCTAATACTGTTGCAGTTGATGCTATTCTTTGAATAGTTGCGAAAGGCTCAGGTAATACGCTTTCTGACTTCCAAACTTGTGTTACACCTTGATATGTATTAACTAATGCTGAAGCTACACCTGCTGCTTTTCCTGCTTTTGTGTTTTTACCTAAAATAGTTGAAGCTGTCGCTAATGTACTACCAATAACTGCTAATTTTTGTTGTTGTTCAATTTCTTGTATTTTAATAGCATCTTTACTAGCTTTTTCTTCTCTCTTTTTTTGTAAATTATCATAATACTTATTTACTTCTGCTAATGCCATTCTCTTAGCTACTTCATTTGCTTCTGATTCTTGTATTCTTTTTACTTGCTCATCTCTTTCAATTTCAATTTCTGCTTGTCTATCTTCTAAGTTTCTTTTAAAAAAATCTCTCCTTATCTGCCCGATTTGTGATTCTGCTGCAATAGTACTTTCAATTCTTTGCATTAATATTTGCTGTTCTTTTTGGAATTGCTTATCTAATAAATCAAGTTGTTTTTCTTCTTCAACAGTTTCTTCTTTATTTATTTTAGCAATACTAATATCAAGATCAAGTATTTTACTTCTTGAGTCTTTAATTTTATCAGTAAGCTCTTTTGTTTTTTCATTTTGTCCTGACAATGTTTCAACAGCTAAAGCACTACTATCGACAAGACCAAGATAAATTCCAACACCATTAACTAGCTTTTCCCAAGTTGTAACTTCTTTTGCTTGTGCAGTTTCTTTTTGTAATTGTATTTCTAACTCATCTATTAATAATAATAAGTTTTGTTTTTGTAATTCAAACTTTTGTATTAATAATTTATTTATTTCATCAGTTTCCTTTCCTTGTAGCTTTAATAACTCTTTTTGTCTTTCTAATAAAGTAACTTCGTTTTTAGTAGATATTATTAACCTGTCAGTTCTTTCTTCTAATTTTTTTAATTCAGGATTTGATCCTGTTATAAAGTTTTTAATCTTGTCCCAGTTTGCAGCTAATAATCCAACAGCAACTACTAAAGCACCAATACCTGTTGCGAGTAATGCTTTTTGAAATGCAGACATAGCAACTGCTGCACCTCTTATTCCTTTTCCAACACTAACAAATAATTTTCCAAATGATTGTATTTGATAAGAAAGACCACCTGTAATTTTACTTAAACCTGCTGATATATCTCTGTTTTTTAATAAAGTTTCGTTAAATTGAATAGCTTTTACTGTACCAACTGTTCTTTCTTTATTTGCTAATTTTAATATTTGTGTATCTCTTTTTTGCTCAATTCTAGCATCTACTAGAGCATTTTTTTGTTGATCTATTTGTTGTTTAGTTTTTTTTATTTGTGATTCTAACCTTAACTGACCTTTATAACCTTTAAAATTAAAATTTTCTAAATCTTGTTCAGCTTTTAATAGCGTTTTTCTAAGATCATTAATTGTTTGCTCTTGCTCAATTACTTGAGAGGTAATTTCTGCTAAATTCTTTTTTGCTTGTTCTGCATTAACTCGAACATTTATGAATTGATCTGCCATTTAATTTCTTTTTTTAATAATTTATAACCATCAGAAACATTTTCAGGTAGTTTATATTTTCCTTGTGCAATTTTAATGTTTTCAGTTTCGCCATTTGCAAACTCTAATAATTCAATAATATTAACTATCATACATTTTTAAGTTTATTTAATAATTCTAGTGTACTTTCTCCTGTCTGTAAATTTGTGTTTATCTTATTTATAATAAACTCCTCATTAGATATAACAATAGTATCACTTAATTTATAATTTAAAAGAAAACTTTGTGGTAGTATTGCTTTAACTTTTACTAATCTTCTGTTATAACTAAATATGTCGCTTATATATTCTCTGTAATAAGTTTGAAATAAAGTATTACTATCTATATTTGGTATAAAAGGATCAACCTCTGTACTAAAGTTTATTGTTTGACTTGCTGTAACAGATGTATATGTTATTGTAATATTACTTATACTATCAAAGTTACTTGTGATAACAACGCTATTTGTAATTACATCATTTATGGTTGTGTTTGCACCATCATTAACACTTACTGTTTGTGTCGCACCATTAGAATCGAAATAACTAAATGTAACTGCACTTGATTCAGCACCAGCGACAGCTATGTTTACATTAGAAGTACCTTGTTCAAAATTAGTTGCTCTATTTATTGTTGAGATACTTGCTGGTGTTCCTACGCCATTACCATTATACATTTGAATCGGTGTTGCACTAACACTTTGATTTTTTCTAACAAATAATAATGGATTACCTATTGTTGGGCTTTGATTGTCGTCTACAAAATAACCAAAACCTATATTAGTATTTGCACTACCATTAACATTTTTTAATCTTTCAAACAACATCTTTTCATAGGGAGAAGTTATTTTATAATCTTGCCCTCTGTTTAATCTAGGATCACGACCACTATTACTAGCATCACTTGCTTTAACTGCGCCATATTCTCTTGAATTTAATTTGTTATAATAAAATGCTGAGAATGTTTTAGGGTCTTGAAAAGTAAACTCAATATCATTAAAAGGTACACTAAAATTACTTTCACTATCATCTATTTTTATATACTCTGTAATATCTCGACTTGTACCACTTTCATAAAAGCTGTCTAATGTCTGTACTTTAACTTGACCATACGTGCTACTAGAAATGTTATTATCTACAAAAGCAGTTAAATTAAATGTTTTAAATAAACCTGTTAAAAAATTTAATATTTTCATATCAGGTATCTGATCGCTAATATAAATTGTATCTACTATTGATTCAGGTTTTATAACACCTGCTTGTACTGTATATTCTTGCGGGCTTGTTTCTACTGATTCAAGTATTTTTACACAACTTAAAGTATAAGTAACCGACAAAGAAGTTTCTGTTGTTTCAATTACAAATTCTATATTATGATTTTCTATTGTAGTTGCAATATCTGTATCAAACTGAAATTCTACAACAGTATTAGCTGTGCCTGATACGTGAGCAACCTCTGTAACAACTTCATTAGTTCCAGCTTTTCTTAATCTTGCTGTAAAGTTTTTAGTGTTTACAGTTGGAGCAACAGTCCAAGTAACCCTCATTGATTCTTTGTCGTCAAAACTAGACTGACTTGTCATACCTGTCGCAAACCTAAATATACCACCATCAAAAACAGGTGCTATGCCTGTAAAACTATGAGGTGGTGTTTGAGTAGTATCACTATCAAAAAACTCAATAACATCTCCTGTAAAACTTTGTATTTTATCTACAACTATTAAGTTTGTACTTGTTTCATTTGTTGGTGTGACTCCTATCTCTCCTTTGTTTCTGTGTAACCACATATATAAATTAGAAAAGAATCCTGTTGTTTTAAAAAAGTCATCTGTAAAGTTTATATCTATCTCATTGTCTTGTTCTATTACTTTTATAATATCTATAATTCTTAATGCTGGTTTAAGATCAGTATATTGAAATCCTTTGGTTGTTCCTAATCTCTCTGTTGTTTGTCCTTCATTTGATGTTGCTTGACTTCCACTATAATATAAGTTTCTTGTTGTATCACTTCTAGCTTGGCTTGTTAAAACTCCTCCAGCTCCACTATCATATATAAATCTTTGTGTATGTGATATTAATGGGTATATAACGTGAGCTGTTGATACGCTTTGACCATTTAACTCATTAACAAAACTTTGCAATCCGAGTTTTACTTTTATAGCATTATAATCGTGATTAAATTGCGAAAAATCTAAACTACTTAATTTTCTATCTTTTACTTTGTCTTTTAGCTGTACTGTTTGACCATAGAAAGTTATATTATAACTATCAGGAACATTGTTTTTTAATTTTACGCCATTCATAACAATATAACCTGCTCTAAATGGTTTGTAGTTTAATTCAAGTATTGCATCTAGCTTTGAGTTTGCATCAAATATACCATCAGGTATTGCATCTGATACAAGATCACGTCTATAATAATGTTTAAATAATTTATTATTAACACTACTTGCTGGTAAATTAAAAGTCTTACTAAAATCTGTGAATACTTTTTCTATATCTCTTATATCTTGTATTGTTTGTGTAAGTGTAATCTGCTCATCTTCAAATAAATCTAAATGCTGATAGTTAATATCAGTAATTAAGTTTATCTCATTCCATTTTCTAAAGGTATTTTCCCAAAGAGTTTCTGTCAAATTCCAAATATCAGGATTAGGGTCAGGACTTTCTAAAAGAATACTCGGTATTGCTAGACCTACCTGATTCATTATCTTATTGTATTTAATTTATCATATGCAAATTTAAACTCAATAGTATAATTTGCTAATCTATCATTTAAACTCGTTTGAAATGTAACTTTTTTATTTTGTGGTATAACAGGCAGTTGTTGGTTATCTTTAAATATCCAGCATCTAGGACTCATTAACAATTCTTCAATCACTTGATTATAACTATCATTAACATACCCTGTATTCATTGAGATACTTTCTCTGCTCATTATGTTTCTAGTTTTATATTGAGCATTGTTTACAGAATATGTCGCACCTGTTGTTAAAGTATTGGCTTTGTATTCTTCTCTTTCGATATCTATACTTTCTATTGATTTTAGAAAAAAGTTTACTCTTTGTAAAGCGCCGAATCTATTTATAAATGTTACAGGAAAGTTTGTAAATTTTTCACAATGTTGTTCTTCTACTTTTATTGTTTCTGTTGATCCACCTGTTACTATATCAACACTTGTCAAAGTAGCTGTTGTACTTGTAGCATATTCTATTGCTGTGTTTGTAGTATCTACACCTGTTGCAACTGTTACGCTTGTTACTGTACTTGCACCATTTTTAAAATTAACTGTTGTTGCACCTGCTAAAGTATCGCTACCTGAGTTTACACTTAGGTTTGCCAATACAGGTATTTTAAGTATTTCTTGTGCTTCTCTAAATATAGTATCGTTTGACATTAATTTAGTTACGCTTCCTTTATATGCACTTAAAATCAAAGTAGTTGCACTATTAGTTTGTGTCTCAGTTGTGAATCCATCTTCAAAATATCCAATACCATCAAAAGCTAACATATTTGTAGTTATTGCATCTAAAGCTGTGCCTGATGAGTTTCTAGGAGTTGCTATTGTTTTTACCCAAAGATTAAGACCATTATTACCAAATGTTCCACTAAAACTATATGCTATATAATCTTTAATTAATTCTCCTATTTCAAATATTACAAAGTTATTATTAGCTACTTCGTTTTTTCTTAATTGATATGTTACAGTTGGACTTGCTTGGTATGTGCCACTATAAATATATATATCTAAATTACAATCAGCTAAATTTGTATTAGATATTTTAAGATATACTGGTGTGTTTATATTTACTTTATATATTGCCATTTTATTTTTGTTTATCGAATATTAGTTGTAAAGCTGTATCAAAATCTTCTCCATATGCTACTGCAATTTGCTCAGGCAACTCTTTAAAGTATTTTGTAAATGGTTTTGTAAAAAATAATGTCGGTTTAATTCCTTTTCCAAATATTGATCTTGCTATTAAAAACGTTAATGATTTTTGAAAGCCCACACTATCAACACTTCTTCTTTTAAATCTTCCTTTAACATCTCTTATTGTTTTATTAAAACTACCTTTTCTTATTACCCATTGATCGAAAGCTGATGGTGGTGGCATTTTAGTTGTATATTTATATTCAGGAAAACTACTACCATAATATTTTTTACCAACACTTTCACCTGACTTTGTTCCTTTAATACCTAAGTCTTGATATTTTCCATAGCCCTCCATAAAAAAACTTATTAGACTTTGTCTTTCACTAATCTTTTTTGTAAAACTTATACTATTTAATAATCTACCACTTACTGCTTGTTTTTGTGCATTAAACTTTGCTTCATAAACTACTTTACTTGCAAACTCTTGTATCACTTCTGTAACGTTTCTTAAATTCATTAACAAATATTTATATCATTACCTATTAAAATATCCATAGTAGCTACCCACCCAGCAACCTCATTTTCAAATCTGTCAAAAAATGGCTCACAACTTACAACACCATCTAACTGATATTGATTTGTGTATAATGTTCCACTTCTTAATAATTCTATTAATTTATTTACTACTGCTAATTGAGTGTTTAAAATATCGTGTTCATTGTTATTACCAAAAAATATATCAGTAACCTCATCTTTACTTTGATCTACTATATCCATACAAATTACACTTATATTAAATCGTAAAACTTGTGGCTCTTGTGAAACACTATTTACAATTATATGGCTTAATGGGAATATAGTTTGTTTTGCTAAATCTATTTTTGTAATATCTCCTGTTGTAACAGTATTCACATTTTCATCATTTAGTAAATTATCTTTTATAGTTGTCGTTATTAAATAAAAACCTCTAACACCTATGTTGCTCATTTTAAATTATTTTTTATTTGATTCTGTTCTAATTCGTTTTTCTCTTTTATAAATTCTAAAGCATATAAACATTCGTGCATATTTAGTTTAGTGATATCTTTGTATCTTGTAATATCTCCTTTAGCGAGTGCATAAATTGATTGATACCATCCCCACTTTGTTCCAAAATTTGAGACTGCAGTAAGGTCGCCCTCTCCTGTGGTTTCAAATAATCCAGCATAGTCTTGCTCAAGTCGTTCCCTAAATTGTAAAAAAAAACAATGGAAGAAAAACACACATCGAGTGGCATTTGCTTTAAATCTATTTTATTATCTGCTTTATATTTTTCTATTATATATCTATCATTATATTTTTGTATAACAGGTCTATATAAAACTGACATAGCTAAATGCATATTATCCCAGTCTTTAAAATAAGTATCTAAATCAACATATTCGCCAAAAGTCATCTCATCTAAATTCGGTATAAAACCAAATTCTATTTTATCAGCTTTAAAGTGTCTTATTAAATTAGGTGTTTCTTCTTGAAAAATATCTGTTATCTTTTTAGATATTCTATTAATATGCGACATACGATATTCTATCATATTACCATAGGGTACATTACAAAATATCTCAATCATTTTTGATCCTAATACAAGTTGATCTTTTTCTGTTTCTTGTATTTTTAAGAATCTTTGATACTGTCCTAAAGTAATATCACTTAAAGTATCAGGCACACTTATTTTAATTCTCATAATTATATAACAATTTAATTAATATATTTTAAAAAAAAAAGGTAGCCATTTCTGACTACCTATCAAACAACTAACATAGAAATATATGAAAATAATAAATCTATGAAAAACTACGCTATGTTAATTGTATGTATACACCTACAAAAAACATTAACCAAAGTAATGTCGCTTGTAATAAAAATTTAATATTCTTCATTTTTTATTATTATATTTTCGTTAATAAACTTTTTATATTTCTGTATCATTTCTTTTTTTTCCTTTTCGCTATCTACATATTTTGGTATCGCTAACCAATAGTGTTCTTCTTTTGATCCGAAAAACTTTTTTAATATCCAACCTAATACTCTCATTCTTTTGTTACCATTGGTTTAAGAAATATATCCTCAATATTAATTTGTATACGTGGACCATTAAAACAAAAAGGTACATCATTATCTAAATCATAACAAGTTTTATCGTGTGGATTCCAAACAAAAATTCTATCACTAGACATCTCGAATATATTTATTAAATCTTCGTTTGATAATTTATTATATATTTGCGATAATTCTTTAATGTCCATAATAAGGATTAGTTTGCATTTTTTCTTTACCATCCCATAAATAAGCATTACTATATGAATTTATATTTATACTAGGATCATTTGAATCTTTATAGTATTTTATTCTGCAAAGAAATTCTTTACCTGTATTTACAGATGCGATATATGGTACAACTGCATCGTGATAAGGTGTGCTTTTTTCATCTACTTTTTTATTTTCAAGCCATTTAAATTTAGCACTTGATTTACCTATTTTTTTAGTAACAATATAGTAATCTATATTTGTTTGTTCGTAACCCCAAGACCTATAAAATATATCGCCAACTTTTATTTTTTCGTTATTATAACTATACCTTTTCATATCCTATTCTTGAGTTTATCATTGCATTAATTTTTTCTTCTTGTGTGCCGATATATTTACCACACAATACAATACATTCAGTAGTAACTTCTGTACCGATTTTATATTTTTTCTTCTTTAATATAATATCTGATAAAAGTTTAAATGTTTTTCTTCCGTGATAACCCATAACATCTCTGTCAGGTTTATCATTTTTTATTGATCCTATATATTTACCACGAATGTAGTAGTCAATAGAATAACCGATAATTTCAAATGGATTGTTCATAATTTATATTTATTTAATACAAATATAATAAAAATTAATAAGAAATCAAAATCTATCTAATTACTGGCTTTGGGTCAGTTTCAGCTTTTATAAGCTCTCCATCTTCATAAGTAATAAAAATATCTGATCTAAGCTCATTCCAAAGCCTTTTAGAGTATTGTCTTTTAAAATTGGGCTCTAGTATTCGCCTCATTCTAAACTCGTGTTCTACGATCTCTTTTTGATCTTCTGTTAATTGGATTTGTACTAAGTTTTGCATATTTATATTTATTTATATTAAATATAATAAAAATAATTGATATTATCTAATAGCATACTTACCAAAGTTAGGTTTACTTAATATTGAATAAGTAGCATACCTGACTGCATCAGTAATATGATTATGCTTATCTTCAGGGATATTGGTTAATTTACCTGTGCGATCTTCTTTCCATTTATAATTTCTAAACTCTTGTATTGCATTAACACTATCTTTATGTATATGTATTTTATATCTTTTTAATAAATCAATACCAGCATTAACAGAATCTCTACCTTTTAAACTTGCCCTTATTCTCCAGCCCATTCTTCTTAATTCTTCTATTGTTCTTGGCTCACTACTATCGGCATAAATAACTTGATTTGTAACTACTTCTTTAAATTTATTATGTATATCATTTGTCGTCATCATATTTCTATATAGATATTCTTTTATATATAAATCTAAACCATTAATCCACACACCTACTAAACTTGTTGGATCGTTTGTAAAGCCAAAGTCCATACCCATAGCAATAAATTCAGCTTGACTTGGTAGTATATTATATTCATAATAATTAAATATAATAGCTTTGCTTATTCCTTTTTCTCCTAACCCATAAATTTGCCAGTATTGTTCATCAGTATATTTAAGTCTTTCTATTTCATCTACTAATGTTTTTTCTAAAAAAGGATTATCTAAATAATTTGTTTTTAAAAAACTTGCATCTTCTCTTGGTATTATCTTATCGTATATCCAATGGTATTCTTCACTAGGGTTGTAGTCTAGTATTATTTTTTCACTTGTTCTAAATAATAACTGCTGCCAGTCCTCGAAGTATAATTCATTTGCTTCGTTAATAAATAATAGTTCTCGTTTTCTTCCTCTAACTTTAACAGGCTGATCCAAACTAATAAACTCAATAAGATTACCAAACAAAGTATATTCAGAGCTTGATTTGTTGTGATATTCTTCTTTATATAAGTCATACTTTCGTAATATACTTATAAAATCTCTAAGAACAGTTGCACGAAGTGCAGGAAAAGTTTTACGACATATAGTAATAATTTTCTTATTATTTCGTAAACAATAATAAAAGATAATAAAAAGAAGAATATTATACGTTTTCCCACTTCTTGTACCCCCTTGATTAATTATAATTTTCTTATCATTATTTACAAGGTGTTTAAATACAACATTACTTTGTACTTTTATTTGCATCTAATATTTCTATTTTAACATCAGTTGGTATTCCATCTGCACCTGTAATCTCTTGGCGTTCAACATACCCTCTTTTTTTACCTCTTGTTTTTAATAAGAATATAGTTGCTGCTGTTGATCCATCTTGTATTTGTTTATGTAGTTGACTTTCAGCAAAGTCTAACGCTACATTTTCTATATCATCCACTTTCTTTGCAAATTCTTTATCTTCATTATAATAATTATAAAAGGTTGTTCTACCTATTCCAACTTGTTTACAAGCAGTAGTTACAACTCCTAATGATTTTTCCAACGCTTCGATTAATCCTTTTTTTATGTGTTCACTTTTGTTCATTTTTTTATTTGTTCATATAACTTCAATGCACTGTAAATTGCTTGATCCATATTAAAATACTTATATTCTGCTAATCTTCCAACAAAAAATATATCGTGTTTTTCATATTTTTTTGCTTCTTGTTGATATAACAAATATGTTTGTCTGTTTTTTGTGTTTGGTATTGGATAATATTCTTCACCTTTATTTGTGCTAAATTCTTCTGCAATTACACTGTAGTTTGATTCTGTGTTATAGAATTTTTTATAATCTATTTTTCGTGTATATGGATATTCAAGCGATGGGTAATTCACAACTGCTGTTGGTTGATAGTTTTTAATTTTATATGTGTTATATTTAAAATATAAAGACCGATATTGTAATTTACCATATTTATTTGAAAAAAAAGAATCTATTTTACCTGTAAAAATTAATTTATCTGCTTTATGTTTTTTTTTATTATAGGGTTCATTTAATTTTAAAGTTATGTTTTTATGATTTAATATATTTTTTACAAAAACTGTATATCCATCAACTGGTAATGCTTCATATTTATCTGAAAAATATCTTTCGTTAAAATTATTTCGCACAGGTATTCTTTGTAAAACTGATGGCTCTAACTGTTCAGGATATAAATCCCATTGTTTTTTTGTGTAATTTTCAAACATCAATTTATATAAATCTTTACCAACTCTGGCTAGTGCAGAATCTTTTGAATTATTTATCTTTGATATAATTTGATTATTTTGGAGCCAGTTATCCATTTCTACTTTTGTTTTTATAGATAAATTAAATAATTTATTTACTGTTGTAATATTTACAGGAACTGGTACAAATTTATTATTAACATAAGATAAGACTTTATGTTCATACGGTAACCATTTACTAAATCTATTTACAAATTCCCATACATTTTCATAATTAGTGTGAAATATATGTGCTCCATATTTACTTAATCTAATTCCAGTTAATTTATCTATATAATCATATACATTACCTCCTAAATGATCTCTTTTATCTATTACTGTAACTTTATTACCATCTTCTGCTAATTTTCTTGCTATTGTTGCACCTGATAAACCTGCACCAACTATTATTGTACTAAACATTGTTTTCTCTGTTATATATATTAGTAACAACCTTATTAATTTCTTGAAAAACTATTTTATCAACTCTTAATTGTTGATCCCAATTTTTAGGTTTATGTAATCTATGTTTATGTTGTAAAACAATTTTTTTTTGACTTGTAGAACTTTTTTGCATATAACTAATTTTTCTTGTATATATCTCAGGATAAGTTTTTTCCGCATATTCTCCTCTTTGATTGTTTTGTAACATTTTATTATAAATTAAACGGTTACCATCTTTAGATTTGCTTTTACCTGTTTTTCCATACATAATACAATCTCTTATAACACAACTAGGTTTACCTTTATTACCGTTGTATATGCTCATTATTATATCATCTTCAGTAGAATTTTCAAATTCAAAATTTTTATCAATTTTATGTACAAAAAAACTATATGGGAATCCTGCTGTTATTCTTGGATTATTTGAGCTTGGATATTGAGACATTGTAATGCCAACACAACCTGAATTAGATTTTTCAATTACAAAAAATAACAATTTAATTATTTCATAAAAAGATTGAGGCTGATATTTTTTTATTGTTCTTTTTGTAGCAAACTTTTTTTTTAATGTTGAATTATATAAACTAACAGAAATATTATTAATATTATCATCTAAATGTAAAGTGTATGTATATTTATTTTTTATTGAATATTTATTTATTGTTTCTCTAGTTTCAGCACCTAAATTAGTAAATGCTTCTCTTTGTCGATTTTTAAAACTATTATGTAATTTTTTACTTGTTTCTACAACTTTTAAATTTTCAATTTGTTTATATTCTTTTGCTGCACTTTTATTATTTGTTGCAATTATAAAATCAATATTATCTTTTTTTAATTTGTTTCTAATGTCAGGTGTTAAAAATTTTCGTAATGTTAAATTATTGAGATATTTCCTGCCACCTAGTATTGCTACTAACTTTTTATTTTTTAAAGACATACATTTTTTTTTCTTTATTTATTTGTAATTTTACATCTTCATTTATTTCAACACATTCTAAATTATAAAGATTACTTATTTTATCTAAATCATTTAAATTTTTTGCTACAACAATTACAACTTCTTCATAATTATCATTTTTAGGTTTTTCATTTATTATTTCTTTTTCATCTGTGTCAAAAGGTATGTCTAAACCCCAATCAGATAAATCTTGAACATTCCACTCATTTGCTAATATATCCCAATCCCACTCGCCAAAACTACTGTTGTCTTTTATTATAAATTCTTCTTGTTGTTTTTGTGTTAAATCTTTTGCTTCAACAATATAAATATCTTTTAGCCCTGCTTCCACAGAAGCTTTATATCTCATATTACCACCTAGTATTATATTTTTATCGTTTACTATTATAGGTCTTAATTGCATCATCTCCGGAAAATCTTTTATACTCTTAACAAGTTTTTCAAATTTATATCCTTTTATAACTCTTGGGTTATTTTTGTTTTCTTTTATTTGTGATATGTTTACTTTTTTTATCATAAGCTGTTTATTAATTTATCTTTTAATATTTTTTTTGCTTTTGTATAACTATTATAAACTGTATAATAACTTTTGTTTTTTATTTTCGAGTATTTAGTAATGTTTAAATTATTTCTGTCTATTTCATCAAACACGTTAAAATGCTGTTGATGAAAATATAAATTACTTTCATTGTTTTTTTCTTCGTTTATTATTTTTAAATACTTTTTATAATGAAGCTCATAATTAAATATTTCAGGTGCTTTTAATTTAGTAACAGATGTTGTTAAGTATCTACCTTCTTTATTTTTTACAATTAAATCTCCTTTGTTATCAATCCTTAATAATAACATTTCTATTTTTTTATATTTGCGAAAGTAATCAATAGATATGCCCCTTAGCATTTTATATATAAAATAATAATTAGGCTGACTTTTATATGATATATCTTGACCTTTTTTAATTTTTTGATACAAACGTAAATACATATCGCTTACAATATCCTCAGCATAATGTCTAGATATATCTCCAAAAGTTTTTGTTATGTCTAACCATTTATTATGCGATTTGTAAACCTTTTGCATCATAAAGTACCTCTTATTGTATAGCTATCAATATCAGCACCATCTATAAAAAATTGTTTGTACCGTGCAATAGCTTCGTATGTTTTTTGTTTGCCACTATTGTAAAATTCTTCACTACAATCTTTTATACCAATATCTAGTGAGCCTTTGTCAATAATTAAAAATACAAATTTTTCATAACTAATGTTAAAAATAGTGCAATATATAAATACTTGAACGTCATAATGTAATTTATAAGGGCTTCCAATAGCATACTTTCTTTCAGGCTCCCAAAGCTCAATATCCATTGTAGTTTTTAAATCAACTATACGATCTTTACACCATACGTCAGCTTTACCACGAAAGGGTATTCCATTTATCATTCCTATTTTTGGTACTTCATATTCACATTTAGTCAATAGTTTAAGCGCTTGTTCGTTTCTAAATATAGCATCTTGTAATCGTTCTGTTTCTGATCTTTCTTTTGCTGTAAATATATTTTTATTTTCTTTTTCGGCTTCTTTAAACTTTTTAGTAACTCTACTTTGAACATCAATAAATACTTGCTTACTAAATTTCTCAGGCTCTAATACTGCGCAATGTAATAACCAGCCCATTTTCATAGCTGGTGTCATAGGTTGTGCATATTTTGTAAGATACTTATATTTTTTTGGGCTTTTTAATAAATGTTTTATTGTCGAGCTACTTAGTGCTGCTTTACCTAAATAGTCATAATAAAAATCATCATCAATCATTTTTTTTTCCAAATCGCTTACTTCCCAAGTCTGCGAATCTAATAGTGTCATTTGCTTCATCTAATTTCTTTTTTAGTTTTTGTATTTCTTTATTATGTTTTGATTCAAGATTATAATATTTGTCATTTAAAATATCATATTCAGTTTTAAGCATATGCGTATACATATACATTTTATTAATACATTTTATTTTATTATGTATTTCTTTATTTATTTTTTGATCGTGTTCTTTAATTAATATTTGACCTATATAATTAAAAGCTGCTTCGAAGATTAAAAATTGCATATTATATTTATTTTATACAAAAATAAAAAAAAAAAATTAAACAGTGTACATACTATAAGTTAATACAATCTCATTACCTTTTTTAATATCCTTGATAATTTTAAGTATTAATGTTTCACAATCTACATCTCTACTTTGTGCGCAGCTAATTAATTTAGCATTTGGCGAGTCACTATGATTTATAAAACCTCCAAGTGGTGTTCTAATATAACCATTAGGGTAGCTTTTATTTAATATATGTGTTGTACCGATTAAAGTATTTGCTTTAATATTTTTTGTCGCAAATAATCCTAAGCCATCTATTTTAGATTTTTTAATTGTTACCTGTTTTGGTAATGGCTTATAATTCATTTTAATTTATATTAGTAATAATTGCATCTCTTTCATTTATTAGATAACATACTTTTCTAATTTTTTTACTTTTCCATAGTGTAGTCTCAGGACACCAAAGCTGAGTTGTTTCTTTTAATTCTAATTCATTAAGCCAAAAAAGGTAGTTAGCTTTTGGATCATTTACAAAATAAAGTTTTACTATATCCTTATCCATTTCCATCAACTTATCGTATTTATATTTTTCTAATAATTTTTTTTCATAGTAATCATTTCTAAACTTCATTTCAATTACACATTCAAATCCTTTAGGTGTTAATCCTCTAGCGTCATAATGTTCATACTCATTCTTACTCCATTTTAAATCCCAGCCTATAATATTTAAAATAGCTACAACTGCCTTTTCCCATTTATGAATTGTATTTATTTTAGACATTCACTAACCTCTTTTATCCAGTTATTAATTTGTTTTGCATTACAACTACAAAAGTTTGGCTCGTGGTATTTATGCTTTTTATATTTAGCGTGTAGCTTACACATTAATTGAAAATCTTCATACACCATTTCACTTTTAAGTGTTGATGCAATTTTATTCCACACTTTGCGATCTACAATTTTATCTTGTTCCATTTTTTTCTTCTTTTATCACAATCACAGTCAGGGTATAACTTTTTCCATACATATCTTATACCTGTATATTTTGTTATATAGTAAACTAAATCACCAAGTCTAATACTTTTTTTTAATATTACAAGCATAGAATCGTGCATCCCAACCTTGTTGTTTACATATTCACCTTTCGTATTGACACCTGAAAATTTAAGTCGACCTTTTATAAATCTTATTTCTTTTTTATTTGGTAAAATTAAGTTATGAAATAATTTAGTACTTGTTGAGACTGGCAATAACAAAACACATAATTTACCTTTATTGCTTTCTTCTATAGCCTTTTTAACAAATGCTTCTTTAAGTTTTCTGCTATATGGAGGATTTATAAAGTTTTTATCACCCCATTCAATATTTAGACCATCATATTGATAATTTAAAGGGCAAGGATCGAAATCAAATTTAAATTCATTATTAAGTTTATTGTAAAAATCTTGTGGTGTTTCCCAGTTATCTGAGTGTGCTAAGTTTCTATTTTTCATTTAATTTCATTTTTTAATATATCTTTTACTTTGTTATACGTTCTATATAAACTATAATAACTTATTTTACTTTGTCTGCTTAATTCTTTAATACTCATACCCCCCTCAATTATTCTATATACCTTTGAATCGTACCAAAACATTTCATCAAGTTTTTTATTTATTCGTTTATATGTTTTTTCTATATTTTCATCTAAATTGTTACTTTTCTTTAGCTTATATAAATAGTCATCTATATTAATAACATTTATTTTTGCCTTTTTTATTTTCAAGTTAATGGTCATATGCCTTAGACACTGATAAATATATATATAATTAATATCGCCTTTATAACTTATATCTTTACCATCATCAATATATCTTATAACTCTAATATACATTTCTTGTACTAAATCCTCAGCATAGTCTTTTAAACCAAAGGATCGCACAATGTTAATCCAGTCTTTATGTCGGTCTGTTAGCTTTTTTTTTAGATCAGAATGGTGCATTAATTTGTTCAACTAATGCTAAATTTAGTGTTTTTTTGCCATTTATTTCAAACCCTACATTATTTTTGATACTTTTCATCATAATTGGATTATCAATCGGAGTTGGTCTACCACCTGTATCGTTGTCTTTTACCTTTCTAATATGAATGTGATTATTCATCCACTCGCTTGGGTGTGAGATATATCTATGTATTACAATAAAATCGTCAGCTCTGTTTACAAACTTACCCCCACCCTCAACATCACTTGCTAATGGTGGTATTGGGTGTCCTGCGTATTCGTGTTGAATAGGGTGTTTAATTCTTAATGCGTTTGTGGCTGCGTGAGTTGTTAGCCATATACTTACATCGTTTCTTTTACAAAACAATCTCATCTCGCTTGTTGCTTCGTAATCGTATTCGTGTCCGTTTAATCCTTTCATAATTTCACGATCTTTAACTAAACTATTATAAGGATCAATTAAAAAGCCATCAAAGCTCCAAGCCTGTTTAACTGCTTCTGCGAATTTAATTAATTGTTTATACGTATATAATTCTGAAGTATCTACAAATTTAAAGTGATCGAATATAAATTGACAATGTTTGTCAAACCTATCGGTAGATATTTTATTAATAGGCTTTGATTCTAAAAACTCAATTAGCTTTTTTATAATTGTATGTGGATCGTTCTCGCTACTAAATACTAGCCATTTTAACTTGTGCTTCAAAGAATAAAGCAACATTAAAAATAAAGTGATAGTAGTTTTACCTGTATTAGCGTGTCCTAGTATTAAATTAAAGTTACCTTTTTTAAATCTAAAGTATTCATCTATTTCAGGTAGATCAAGTTTATAACCCTCTTGTATCTTACCTTTTCTTATTTTTATAATTTTATCAATCTCATCATCATAGTTTATAAGCATTTAGCTAAAATATAAAAATTTTTAAAATGGTAAATCTTCTCTGTCAGGATTATGGTCAGCAGCTTTTACTTCTTCTTTTGGCTTATAGTCATCTCGTTTAAAATATTGTTTGCCATTTTTAGCTTGACATAAACATATATTAACCCAGCCCTTTTCGTTTTGAAACTGCTCTAAACGATCAAGCTCTTTTCTTAATGTAGGTATATTAATTCCAACATTACTATTTATCCAATCAACTTTTGTTGGTTGTGGGAATAACCCACTTATAAAATCTATTTTATTTTTATCCATTGTATACGTAATTTTTTAAATATTCTGCTAAATCTGTTAATTTTTTTCTATTTGAGTCAAGTTCCCAATTATAGTTGCGATCTTTTAATAATTCTGTTGCACGATCTAAACAACTTTGTCTTATAATATATTTTTGTATATCGTCTTTAGGGTTTGAATAGCTTTGAGTTTTATTTTGTAATATAAGTT